TGATCCAGTAGGTACTTAATAAGTTTCTTGCCTTTCGGGCCTCGTTCCTGAATGGATTTCTTAAAGGCTCCCGGTTCGATTACATCGCCGTGAAGGTCTTTTGTACCAAAGCTAGCAAAGTAACCCTGAACGATACCTTTTTCGGTATCCACGTTTTTAAATGTGATGTCGAAACCCTTCTTGTTCATATGTGTAAAAATAGTTAAAGTGAATCAGGCAGAAAAAAAAAGGTTGTTTCATATAGTGGGAATTAGTATATTTGGGGTGATGAAGCGAAATCAAATCATATCCCTGCTACTTACCCTGATTGCTCTGGCTGCCATCATCTACTTTTATGGTTGGATTTTAGCCGTTGCTATCGTGTTCTTATTCTGGGCTTACTCTTTAGACAGATGACAACAGACGAAGTAATCGAGAAAATAACAGGAGAATACAAATGGTATCATACTTGTGGAATGGCATCCAGTACTGCCTACAACACCCTTCGCAGATATAAAGAGGGTAGAATAACCCTGAACAAGCTCGCTGAATTTCTTGGCAGGTTCGGGTATCAGCAGGTAAAGGATGCAAAATGGGAAAAACAATAGAGATATGAAAGCAACGGAACTTAGAATAGGGAACTATGTGTTCATAGATGGTCAGGCAATGGCCATTACAGCAGCAGATATATTAGAAATTGCAAGGGGTGATATTAGTCTTTATATGCCCATCCCTATAGGTGATGAGGAATCGATAAAATTACTTATAAAGTATATGTATAATATTTCAATACATTACTCTTATGACAATAAAGAAGATGAGATATCCATTAGCGATGAGGATGATGATTTAGAGTTTAATATTTTTTTAGGGGAAAACTATGTAGACATAAGCACATGCTTAAGGATTGAGAATGTTAATCACTTTCACCAACTCCAAAATCTTTTCTTCGCTCTTACTGGTCGAGAGTTAACCTCACATCCCGTAAGGTAGGAATCGTCTTTTTCCTTATCACAACCATTCCCGCCCTTGAGTTACACCTGCATCCCTGCCACCTGCGGTACTTGACTTCCCATGTACCCGATTTAAGCTGTTTACGGTCTGTTATTGCTATTTTCACATCTTAGGTATTAAGCGTCCGTTTGCGTCTCTTCTGTGTCTGGTGAGCATACTACACCGACAATTAATCAGATTCCCAGCACTAAGCGAGTTATCCCCTGGGTGCATAGCTGATTCTAAAGTTCCTGTTTGCGGATTCTGTAAGTAAAAAGGTTGGTCGAATGGGATCCACCTGCCGTGTATGTCTGCATCCCGGTGAGCCGACCTTGTTCTTCCATCCAAAGTAGCATCCCATGATTTCTCCATCTGAAAACGTGATGAGTTTGCTGCCATGTACGTACCTTGATTCATGGCCGTCATGGTCTCTGTTCTAGCAATAGCCCTTGACCTGTGAACGTTTATATTACCTCCAGCTTGCTGGCGTATTTCTCTAGCTATTTCCTCAGCTCCCAAGCCTTCTTCAATAGACCTCTCAATAATGGTTGTTATACGCTTTCTGGTGGTATTAGTAATAGAAGTAATCCGCTGCGCTACCCTGACCTGCAAGAACTGACCTAACAGGTCTCTCCAAAGGGATATAAGGCCACTACCTGATCTGTTGGGGGCCATTATCCCCACCAAAGTATCAATAATGTCTTTTTGACCCTCTACTGGTTCGATTTCTTCTTTATAGATATTAGCAGCATGAGGGATAACGATACCCATGTACAAACGCCTAAAAATGCGTTCCAGTTCTTCCACATCTGGCTCGTACGGCATTGGATAGTTTCGGGCTGTCCTGTTGTACTCTTTCTTCAAATACGCGAAGAATACACGCTCCCAACGCCTTTCGTAATTACCTTGTATTCGGTCGAACTCTCTGGTGGTCATGACGGATTATCATCTAATAATTCAGTATCAATATCACCCACACCAAGCCCGATTTCCTCCAGAGGGATAAGATTTGAAGGAACGTAATGTTTGTCCATTAATGGGTCTTCGCTTTCCTCCTGATCCATAAGCGTTAACTGCTGATTCGGGGTCAGCTGCCACATCTTACCAACCCATTCCCATTTTGCCTTCAGATCTTCCTGCATCTCTGGGAACGTGCTGTAATCGTATTCAAGGTACAGGTCGTCACCAAAGGCTGGCAGTATCCAGCGGTTATATAACGACTTCCTGTGTTCAGCAGTCGGAATAACAGCGTCCGTGATAAACATCTTCTTGGCCTCGGTCATGTTGTTGTCCGTAGAGTTGTTCTCTGTGAACAAGGCAATAGGAACGTTATAAACGTTCATAATCTCGTTCATCATCTCTTTCTTGGCTTCAATGATGTTCAAATCTACTGGTGAAAGTCCTATCTGCTCCCACTTAACGTTTGCTGAAGTGATAGCAATTTCTCCCGCTGCGCCTTCCCCTCGGTACATTTGCCTGAACCTATCCCTCATGGCATCAATCTGGGCAGGCTGCAATATCCCTTCCGTTTCTGACAAGATACCAGCTGGGCCCATATTCTTGAACATAGCGCCTTGCGCAATATCAGCAGAATGGTAACGTCCCAGAAGGTTTCTACACGATTTGAGCGGACTCATACCGTACAGGCTGTCACCGTTAAGTTGCATTGACGTAATAGGATTAAAGTACTTGATGTGACCCATTCGCTGCGGGTCAATCATTCGCCCCGGAAAGTAAGTCATCTGGTAACCCTTCACCGTATCTAATCCTGTGCCTGGAATAATCTCAACCACAGGAGAGGGGATGCCATGCAGTTGCTTTGGCTTTCCCCTGTTTACTCCAGCAATGGGCATATCAGCCAGTATGTAGGAGTTCCCGGTCAGAAGCAGATACCCATCAATCTGCTGGTTAAATTCCCGCTCGTCTTGCAGGTCATTTGGTTTAGCGAGTAGTTCCTCCAGTTCAGGTATAAACACTTCCTCATATGCCTTCACCTTCAACCTCTCGGCCTTTTGCCAGTTCTTATTGTAAACTGCTGCCTTGTATTCCCTTGCCTTAACTGAATCAACCTCTCTAAATATCTTATGAGGTATGGAGCTTGACTTCTTTGTGATTAGGTTGATGAGTCCGTATAGGTTCGGCAGCATCTTGTAACCCTGATCTATATAGCTGTCGGACGAATCAGCGGGAGTAACGAATCCGCCTGCGTGTAGTCGCCAAGTGATGTTGGATGCAGCTTTTTTATGTATGGATGGCCATTGAAGGTTAAGTAATCCCATAATGAAAATTTTAGTAAAAGTAAGCTCTTTTTTTCAAACCGATATCTTCCATCTCATGATATCTAACTGCATCGATAGCGTGATTCCATGCGTCTATGGGTTTATTGATTTTCTCACCTTGCTTGTTTGTATCCCATGTATAGTTCCTAAGTTCCTTAATCAGATTAAGAGAACTTGATGTTACAAGGTACTTCTGATCCTGCATGATTTGGATTCCAAAGTTAATGGAATCCTTCCCTTTAGTAACTCCCTTTATCCTTTTGTTGAATCTTTTAATTTCTTCAATAGACTTCGGCTCCGCACTATCAGCGTAAATCATCACTCCTTCAGGTAGTCGCCTTGCTATATCAGCATTTACCAACCCGGTATTATAACAAATTTCGTTCAATATACGATAATCGTTATATTTATACACTTCTATTATTGCGGTGGGGTCGTTCGTGTATCCAAAGTCAAGTCCTATTCCTATCAATCTGGCTTCTTTTGGCACTGAATCAATCTGCGTCCAGTTGTTGAATATAACACCTTCTAGGCTTCCAATAAGGCCAAGTCCATACACCTTCCACCAGTTGGACCAATACGAACTCTTGATGTTTGATTTATGGAATAGTTTCTCTACCGGTAGGGTGATGTCGTGAAATCCTTTGTATAATGCTTTTTCAATCTCCTTGACAATAGACTGTGATAGACCCTGATTGTCTTTGTATGTCAAAACCAGTTCCTCTACATCATCATCATCTTTTAATTCGGTATGCACCCAAAATTCATGCGTAGGGTTATAGTCTAGCCATATCTCCATATCAGTTCTAATGGCTAGCTGGTGATAGGTCTCAAAGTTGATGTTGTTACACTCGTTAATGTATAGTATATTTCGCCTTGGCCCCCTAACCTTTTCCTCCTGATCTGCTGAAAAGAACTCAATATAACTGCCGTTGTGAAAAGTGTAGGTAAGGTGTGTTTTGTGCCATCTGAAATCAAAGAACCTCCCAGTCAGTCGCATTATCTTCAAAAAGTCCTTCATAGCTCCCTTTCTAAGATGAGGGATAGATTCAGATACTACCGAGATTTCAAGATTAGGAGTCTTGATTGCAGTATCTATTAATATTGGGAGTATAGAGAATGTCTTGCCAGCCGATGTACCGCCTGGTACTTTGCGTATCCGCTTCTTTAGCCTGCGTAGTTTTTTAAGGGCTGTTGTAACCTTGAATCCATCTACCTCCTTAACTTTCTTCACCATCATCAAACAACGGTTGCTCTACCACCTGCTTTTGTTCCTGCTTATCAACAAGCCCATTTAACCGCTGGGTAATACTAGGATTGTAGAAACCAAGCAGCCCACCAACGATTTGGTTTTCCCTAATTTCCTCCTTTATTTCGCGGCAGATACTAACAAAGTCATCATAATATCCGTTTTGATTCACGAAATATTGTTCAACTTCCCCATAGTTATTACGGCAGAATCGTTTGAATCCTTCGAGGGTATAAGGCACCTTTTGGCCGTCCGTCTTCCGGTCACCATTTTTACCTACATACTGTACACGGATCCATTCCTCTGACTGCTTCTCTACATCTTTTTTGTAGTCATGCCAAGCAATTAGAAGTTCATCAGGGTTCCTGAAGATACGAGTAGGGTGTATGTTACCGTTCTTAGCCATTATCCTTTTTAGTCTTCTTCTTTTTCTTTTCCTTCACTTCCTCTGCAAAACCAGCATCAATAAACTGTTTTGCTCTTTCAGCATCTCTGGTTAGAATTGTGCCTTTCTTATATACTTCGCCAGAGAGTTTGTCTCTTACTCGCTGTGTGGTTTTAATTTTCATAGTGTTTTAGTATTTCTACTGCCGCCAATTTAGCGGCGTTAATAGCATCTATTCTGCTTCATAACTATTCATTTGTAACAAATATACTAAAAAATTCTAATAAAAAACCCCGAATACAATGAGTGAAGTATATCGGGGAAAAAACTATACATCATATGAGACGATACACCAAATATAGTAATCATTTTGAATCCTGATCATCCCTGAAGTGAATTTCAAAAGATACTGACCTCTCTCCTGTCCTTCGGAAAACATTTTCACCGAAATCGTCCACTTCATAAACACTACTGCCAGCTATGTCAAAATCATCTACTGTTGTGGAGTCATTTTTAATTTCCTCAAGCAAAATCTCAAGTGCTTCAATAGCGTAAATTTTTTTATCATTCATATCGTTTGGAACCTAATAAGATTTATATGCCTTAATCTGCTTCTCGAACTCATACACCACCATTGGCCAGTCGTAGCAGAACTCGTCTTTGGTACATTGCTTCCAGTCCACCATAGCTTTCAGCATTATAAGTCTTTCGTCTGTATCAGGATCTTGACTATCGTAATACCTCCACCATTTCAGGTACGCATCGACCTGCTTATTAATAGTGTACACCACCATTCTATGATCACTACCCCACTCCTCTACAGCATGAGACCTGATCGGGTCGTATATCTTAGGCCCCTTTTCTTTTACTACAGCAGCCTCCCTTGATAATTCCTGCCCATGCCCAGCGATCGACACTAACAGTATCACTGCAATAGTCATGAGTTTCCGGATCTTCACATCAATTACATACCCCAGCTTAGCAGCATATTTCTCTAAGGTGTCTAATTTTGGGGTGGCTCTTCCGTTCTTCAGCTTACTAATGTTGGGCTGATCAGTTCCTACTCGTTCTGCAAACTCCACTTGTGTAAGTCCAGCACGATCATACAATTCCGTAAATATTCTCTGTTCTGTTTTCATAGGTACAAATATATATAGTTCGATCAACATATGCAAGTCCTCCACTAAAATAATATGAAGATTCTGTAAATTCCTACACATCTGGTTACTTGGTTACTTTGGATACTGTTAAAATCCAGTAAGTTGCGATGGTTGATTTATGAGTATTCGTCAGGATATTTTATTCTGTTGGGAGTATATTTTATTTTATTATATCTTTTATCTTAATATATTGTATTATTATTATATGGTTAGTTACTTAGTATAAATGCTATAAATACATGAGAGATAATACGCTAATTATAGAAATACGAATTTGCGTAATAATTCTATATCTACAGTAAGAAACACATTTTTAAGTTGCCAAGTTGCCAGATTGGGGTTAAGTTGTTGATATGTAATCAGTTACACGTGGATAGTTAGTTTCCAATGTAGTTACTATAATTGCGCAGAACTGTTAAAATCTGTTAAATAGTATGTAGATATAAATATAAGGCATATATTGCGCTACATTTTAAAATAGATAGATATGGACTTGAAGAAATTACAAGCACCCTTAAATAA